ATACATGTCTGCCGGCGCGATTGATTTGCCGTTTTCCAGCCTTTCAGTGATCAGCGCAAAAGCATCTTTGAGGATTCTGATCTGGAAATGGTCCGGTTCCAGTCCAATCGCCTTGGCGTAGCTCATCGAGGATTCGGGGGATCGGATGAGGTTGATCACCGCGATTTCCTCGCGCTTGTCTGGGTCATAGGCCGGTCTAATTCGGATTGAGTCGCGGAGGTCTTTAGTTGTTGGTGGAAGATTCATAGGCATCGTTCGGCTTGGGGTTTTTGGATTGGTGCTGCGCTCTGGTCTTCGTAGTTCCAATACTTCTCGTGCTTCATGCAGTTCATGAACTTATTTTGCCAGTTCTTGATTGGGCTACCATTCCCATCCTTCCAACCAGCATCGATGAAGGTTTCGAGTCGAAGCTTTGCAGCCTTCCTTACTCGTGTCGGTGTCCATCCGCTGTGGATCTCTGCCATCTTGGGGATTAGGTATTCAACGACTTGCTCAAGCTCTGGGATGTCCTTTTCTTTACTTGTCTGGTTACCTTTACCTTTACCTTTACCTTTACCTTTCCCCTTGCTAAGCCCTTGTGAAGGGCTTGCTAAGGGCTTCATGAGAGGCTTCAATTCTTGGTATTCTTCAAGGAATACAGATTGTAGACTTTCCGGCATTCTAACCAAGTGCTTCACGATGCTCTTTGCCATGTTATTCCTTGCTAGATTAGGACCTCTGCCAAACTGAAACCCGACATAATTCCTAGCCCATACAAAGCCCTTCTCAGGAAACTCGAAGCCCTTACCAAGGGCTTCACAAGCCCTTCTGAGAACCTCCGGTTCAAGACCAGTCTCAAACTGAAACCGTTTCCTACTTACTTCAGTGAATCCGCAGAGGTTACAACGTGGATTAGTCAGCACCCAAAGGATGGAAAGTTTCTGATCCGGCTCCAGTTCCTCGATGCCTGGGTCACTCCAAAATTCCGGCTCAACGAAGGTCTTCATTGCTCAAGTTGAGATTGCAGGTTTTTCAGGACCGATTCCAATACTGATGGAATGTGCAGAGACTTTTTCCTGCTCAATTCATGAGCGGCATTTAGAATCATGGCCAATCTAATCATTTCATCGAAAGAATCTTCTAAAAGCTCATCGTCTGGGGTGGCATTATCTAGCCACTGAATGTATGTTTCCCAAGATTCCTCACAATCTTCATCGCGTGACGGTTCGTGTCTTTCTTGGTGGCATTCCCAACAAAGCGTAGAAAAGCTCCATTTTGGATACTGCCAAGGCTTTCTGCCGCTGATGTAGTAAGCGTGATGGACGTTTAGTGTCTTGTCTTTGCTTCCGCAATCGACGCACTCAAAATCGTCTCGCTTCATGATTTCGAGTCTCTTCCGTTGCCATCGAGGGTCTTTGCGCTCTTGCGCGTATTCTGATTTGGTCATTTTTTGGATAAAAAAAGCCCCTTGAGGAGCGCAGAACGGGTTTCCCCGGTGAACAAATCTGCGCCCGTCAAGAGGCTCTGTGGTGCTTTCGGTGGTGTTCACTCCTCCGTCAACGCTTTCACTCTACCCCGTAAAGAGATTGAGTGCAAGGCTGTTTCTCATATCAAAATGGAATTTCGTCAACCTCATCTTTAGTTGCCTGCGGTTGCGGTGTCGTTGTCGATCCCTGGCTCGACTTGCTCTGACGGTCCTCACGCCAAACGACCTTGGCATTGCCAAGAATCGCGCCTTTGACTCCCCTGTCACGTTCTTCCCGGCTGACCTCTTGCGTGATCATGCCGTGATTGCCGTATTGGTCTTCCTGATCTTCATCAAGCCATACCTCGGCATCAAGGTATGTGTTCTGGCCTCGGTAGAGCCGTTCCTTGTCGATCTTGTTGACTGCGATTTTCAGTTTTACTAGTTTTTTCATGATTAGAGAAATGATGGTAGGTTGCTTTTTGCTTTTGGGTTGTAGTCTACTTTTTTAAGCAGGTCGGTTCCTTTCTTGAAAACCGCATGACGCATTTCCTTTTTCATCTGATCATGCCCTTTGGTTTTCTTTTCGATTGTTCGCCAAACTCCGAGCTCGGAATCAGCGATAAAGACATGGACATCGACGGGTTTTGTCTGCCCAAAACGCCATGACCTCCTGACAGCCTGATAAAACCTCTCGTAAGAATAGGAGATAGAACAAAATGCGATCTTCCGGCAGTGTTGCCAGTTCATTCCGAATCCGCAGATTTTAGCCTTGCTGACAATGACACGCGCTTTCTGGTCGGTGAAGGCTAAAAGGTTTTCCTCTTTTTTTGCCAGCGTATCACTTCCCTTGACCTCGACCGCGTCAGGAATGAGCTTTGTAAGCATTTCACTCTCGTTGTTTGATTCGCACCACACAATCCAAGGTTCGTCCGATTCGTTAACCATTTCGGCAAGCTTTTGGCATCTTTCTTCTGCTGTCTTTCTGGCAGACTTATGAAGGCCGGTCGCTGAAACCTGGGGAAGGTCGAAAAGCATTCCATCTGGTTTCTCTAATGGTGCTTCCGATAGATGGGTGTGAGTCCTGAGCGGCGGCAGGTCGTATCCCGTGTCATCATGTCCAAGGTCTGAGGGTTTTGAGACACAAGCCGCCCAGCTTGCCACCCATTCCCAAAAGTCCTTCACGGCATGTTTCTTGAGTCTCCAATCGGCAGTGTTTGCTGAGTCATGAACAAACCAACGCATGAGCATTTCCATTTGCGGCATGATTCCAAGAAACTCTGAATGATTCCCGATCTCCGTGTAATCGTTAGGTGCTGGCGTAGCCGTGCAACAAAGTTTGAACTCAGCGTCTTTGAATGCTTCGGTGAGTTGCTTTCTCGTCTTTGAGTTTTGCCCTTTCAAGATCGAGCTTTCATCCAAAACGACACCTTGAAACCTTGAGCAATCAAAGTGATGGACTCGCTCATAATTTGTGACCGTGATGCGTTTTTTCACCTCGCCATCTGATGAGAAACCAACATCCATGCCGAGAAGCTTTTTAGCCTCCCTGATTGTCTGTTGAGCTACGGCAAGAGGAGTAATAATAAGAACCTCTTCTGGGATGTGTCTTGCCCAGTCAAGTTGAAGAAACGTCTTGCCGAGTCCGGTATCAAGGAATGCCGCGCCACGTTTCACGCTAAGAAGCATATCAAGACAATCGGCCTGATGAGGTTTTGCGTTAGGATGAGGCTTGCAATCGATGACGGTTTTTCCAACCGCAACCTGATTTGCCTTTCTAGCCAATAACGATTGATAGCTCAAAGCAAGACCTCCTTTTCCGATTCAGCCTTAGCGAGAAATCGGCAGGCTTGTTTAAAGTATGATTCTTTCAGCTCAGTCCCGACGAACTTTCTGCCGTTTTGAATAGAAACGTAGCCCTCGCTTCCAATCCCAGAGAATGGCGAGAAAACAACATCACCTGGATTGCTCCAAAGAATCAGGCATCGCAAAATGAAGTCTAATTGAAGTGGGCAAATATGTTTTTCGTCTTTATCTGTCCTAGCGTCCCTACCGTTTAAAACATTGGTCTGGTTAATATCCATCCAAACCGGGGAAGCCCATTTCTGCCATTGATCAACAGGGAAATCCTCGGCAGTATGAGAAATCGGTTCTTTGTTTTCTCCCGGCTTAACAAAGACCAAAAGATAGTCTGGATTCCCCATCCTCGATCTCGAGCTATCTTTCTTGATAGTCTTGTGAAGCAGTCCGACTGCCTTTGTCCTTTGCATTTCAACGACTGGATCCTTCCAGACGGTAACACGGCAATGGAAGATCCATCCGGCTTTGATGTGTTCTCTAATAATTTCGCCCGAGAAGTCCCTGCGTCCGATGTAACCATGCATTCCCTTGGATGAAGGAAGATCCATGCAATGAACGCAAGAAAGCCTTCCCGGTTTAGTGATACGGAATTTCTCAGCGATCATGTATCGGTATTGATCAAAGAACTCATCGTCATCCTTGCAATTCCCCATGTCTGCCACGCTGTCTGAGTAGACGTAAAGAGAAGCAAAAGGAGGCGAGTAGATCGAAAGATCAATAGACTCGTCAGGCAGTTGTGATGAGACCTCCACACAATCGCCATGAAAGAGATGCCAGTTTTCCCCGCTCGCTGAGTCGAGGCATTCAATTTGTTTTTTCATAGTTTGTTTTCGTTGTTGTTCCCCTGTTAAAGGCCGGGATTGCCTTGGTTGTGGTTATCATTCAGCGGGCATCCGCACGCACTCATAACTCGGTCGCATCGAAAGCAATAAAGTTCGTCGTCTTTCCAGTTTTCCGATTCCTGATTTGTCTTTCTCATTTCAAGATTCTCGGCAAGCGCGATGTCGAGTTGCCGCTTCATTTCGTCGCGCTGCCGGGTGAGTCCTTCAATCTTGGCGTTTAGCTCGATGAAATAAGGCCTGATAAGTTCGTCGGAAATACAAGGAAATCTCATGCCCCATGTTCGTTGGCACTTCTTCATTTGGTTTTCCAACCCCTCTGGGAAGTCGTTGCTCACAGCATCACCTCCGTTTTCTTGTCGCCGGGAAAGTTGCCGTCCTGCGTGATTGTGACCTCGACGAACGGGCCGGAGGACTTGCGGCACGGGTCTTGGTCAAAGGTGGTCGACGTGATGAATTTCGGGCTGTCATCGTGGAACCATCCACAGGCGACGAGGGCGTCCTCGATCTCCTTCCAATTCCCCCGACCGATGCTCGAGGTGTCCCAGAGCCTTTGCCCCTTGCCCAGCACGCGCACGACATGCACGCGGACTGGGAAGAGGAAGGGCGAGCGGGTCAGCCTGAGCTTTCGCAGGTCGGCCTCAAACTTCTTTCTGAGGGTTGCCGATTTGAAGAATCGGTGTCCCCTCCCGTCGTTGCCGTTGGTCAACTCGAAAGGCAGGCGGAATGTTTCGTGGTAGTCACTCACTCTTGCCTCCTCCCTCTAGGAATTTCTTGAGAGCATCAAGACGGTCTTTACCATAAATCCAGACTTGTTTAACTTTCTCTCCTTCCTCTGCGTCAGGTGTAAATTCAAAAATTGAAATTTCAGGGCTTATTACATCTGGTCCAGTTGGCCGATAAATCAAGATACTTGATGATCCAGAGTATTCACCAGGAATAAAGGCGATTTCAATACCGTAACCATCATTAGCCAAATCGCAAAGTTCATCTTCACATGCCCTCATGATAGCAATTAGTGGATTCTTCATTCTTTGTTTTTCTTGGTAGTCACTCACTTTTCCCTCCTTTCAGCTTCGCCAGAGCTTCGTCCCGACGCTCTTTCATTGTCTTCGTGAGTCCGTGTTCGCGGCAGTATTTCGTAAGCGCATCTCGGACATCCTTAAAGGTGTCGAGCTTGTGACGAAATCCGCACTTGGTTTGCCACGGTGTCCCACCGCCTCCCGCTTGGATCCTTTTTTTCTCGCTCATCTTGCTTGCTCGATCACTCTTTTTCCCTTGCTTGTGAGATAGTAAACGCGACTATCTTTTCTCGTGTTTCTGATCTTTCCCCCGTTGTCGGAGTAATGCCAGTCGAGAAGTCCCTTCAGAACCAACTGCTTGCAAAGTGCTGCGGCGTGCGCCCTGTTGCTTCCAATAACTTTCGCTAGCTCAATCGATCCAATACGGTCTTGGTAATTGATAGCAAGCAAGGCAACGGCTTGTCGGAGAGTGTTAACCCCGAGACTCTGCATCTTTCGGAAGGCAACAATCTTATCAACGTCACTCATTATCGCCTCCTTCCTTAACAAACTTGCCATCGATCATCTTGCCCTTGCGGTCCTTAATCTGATCCCATGCCATTTGTAAGCACGTCTCGATGTCTGTTCCAAGCATCTTGGCAAGGATGATCAAAGTCACGATGGTGTCCCCGATTCCGTCCATTGCTTCCCCCTTGAAAAGCCTCGGATGAAAGTCTGACTCTTGAAATCTCACAAGCGCATCTCGGATCTCAATCACTTCCTCGATTGTCTTGTCGTGCTGAGTCAGCGGTGTCGCCTTCTCAAAGATTCCGCGGTCTTGCGCCCACTGGATTACGTTTTCTTCTAGTTGTTTCATTGGTTGATTTGTTCGATAATTTTGGCGACTGCTTTTTTCAGTTCGGCGGCAAAGCAATCAAGGCCGCGCTTCATTTTTTCGGTGTGTTCGTCCCTCTCGACGAGGATACGGAACGTTGGGAGTCCCGGGCAATAGGATTGGAACCACCAAGCATCAGCCCCAGTAACCGCCATCGAGCCATGAACCTGGCTCTTGTAGGTATCAGGGAGTGTGCCGCGCAAAAGATACTCGGCGTGTGTTTCCGGCAAAGGTGCCTTGCCTTCAAATCCTACGTTCTGACCTTTTACCAGTCCGTCAGGGGAGACCCCGATCAACCCGCTTTTGTGTTCGCAGAATCCGACCTTTTCGAGCTCTAGGCCGGTCGCAAATTCAAACGCGCCCTCTGCCTTTGGCTCTTGGTTAATTCCGTTCCAGATTGCCCACAGTCCTTTATTCTTAGGAGGCGGCCCGTCTGGATCGATCTCAAAATCCGGTGGAACTTCGCAAGATGACATTTGACCGATGATCGAGGCAATGGCTTTCAGCCGTGCTGACTCGGTCCCGGCGGTGTAGCTTTTCGGGAGGTTAATCCCAAGCTCGTCGCACTCGGCTAGAAGGTCGGCTTTTGTAAGCTTTTTAGAAGGCTCCTCCCCGACAAGCTCTTGGATCTGTTGGCGTAGTTCTGAGACGGTGTATCGGCACTCCGGCTCTTCTGCGAGCCATGCGCCAAATTGGCTTCCTGTCAGCTTACCTTGGCGGATTTGATACCATTCCTGCGTCCTTTGCTCCATGCTGTGAATGCGACAGTCTGGGAAGTTCATGCGTCCTCCTTCCTGCTAATCGACTCAAGCGCAAATCCTCCCTTGGGAGTCTGGGTGTAGACCACCGTTGCCTCATCCCCGTTGAAGTAATTATCAGTCATGTCGTTGCCCAGGGTAGTCGAGAA